GAACAATAGATGAACTTTATAATCAGGCTGGAAAATTGTTAAAAGTCAGCGACGAGATCTCCCTGTCTCCAACTAACCTGTTCCTTGCTTAAGACTGTGGCACAGTTTGCACAGACTGTTTTTAGATTGCCGTGCCGACAATTATTTAAATCACCGTCTACATGAAATACCTTAAAAATTTCATGATGATGTGATTTAAACCCGCACTTATCACACGCATTTTTTATCCTATACCCTGCTCTAAACCAGCGGGGTATTCCATGATTAACTCCGTGCGCCATACAAATTTCACATAGGCTACGATAGTATACCTTGTTGTTCTTTTTGTAATTAACTGCTTTTGGCCGCTGTCCGCATTTGCATAAAGGTCTCATACAATATTTACACCTTTTTTGTCCCTTTTTCTTATTACATAACTGGCCAATTTTAGCGGATACCGCTAAATAATATGAGCAACTATTACCAGGAGAATAGGGAATGGCACTAATATCACCCGGCGTACAAGTTACGGTAATCGACGAGAGTTTTTATACACCAGCTGAGCCTGGCACAACTCCTCTTATCGTTATCGCAACCGCAGAAAACAAATCTAATGCAGCAGGCACAGGCACTGCTGCTGGAACAACACCAGCAAATGTTGGCAAAGCATTTAAGATCACCAGTCAACGAGAACTTGTTGATACATATGGTGTTCCGTTCTTTGAAAAGACAGCTTCGTCAAGCCCAATACATGGCGGCGAAAGAAATGAATATGGACTACTAGCAGCATACAGCTTCTTGGGTGTATCTAACGCAGCATTCATTGTTCGAGCAGATGTAAATCTAGACGAACTACAAGGTCAAACAACCGCCCCGGGAGCAGAGCCAGCAGATGGCGCATGGTGGTTTGATACTCGAGCTACTTCTTGGGGTATTCAAGAATGGAACAGTGCAGCCGCTACAACAACAGGCGGACAGAAATTTGCATTAAAGACACCAATCGTGTTAACCAATGACGACGCAGTAAAAATTGATTCGGGAGATTTTTCTCCAAAAGATTCAGTTGGTTCAATTGGTGATTATGCAGTAGTCGCACAGACTGTTGGCAACACTGGCGAAGCAGGATTCAGCTTAAACAAAGAAGCTGTTAAGATCTATTACAAAAGAAATCAAGCATTACTAGGCGGAGCACATTGGGTTGAAGTTGGTAGCAACGATTGGACTCAAAGTAATCCTGTTGTAAGCAGCAGTGCTGCGATTGCCATAACAACAGCATCAAACACTTTTGTTATTAATGGTGTTACTATTACACTAAACACAAATACAACGACTCTAGCAAACAACATTACTACACAAGTTCCTGGTGTTAAAGCAGTAGTCAGCAACAGCCGTATGTATCTATATTCAGACGGTGCGCTAGATCAAGTTAGTGCTTCTTCAGACTCAACAAAGTCAAATGCAATCATTCTTGCTGCTGGAACAACAGCTGGTGCAACAATTCCTGCACTAACACAGTTAGGTCTAACTGCTGGAACATTCAACGGTCCAGCAATTCAACAAAGCCCACACACTAGTGTTCCAGAGTGGAAAGGAACACTTGGTGATGTAACAACTCCAAATGCTCGTCCAACAGGTTCTGTTTGGATTAAGACAACAGAGCCAAACTACGGTGCTCGCTGGATTGTTAAGCGTTGGAATACAGCTACAAAAGTTTGGACAGAATATCCAGCACCTTTGTATGCAAACACACATTCCGCTCTTTATTATCTAGATCGTAGCGGGGGCGGAAACGGAATTCCTGCAAACAGCTTGTTTGTTCAGACTAACAGCACTGAAAACAATTTGTTTGACACTACTCCAGAAACTGCATCTTTTAGATTGTGGAAGAGAAAAACAACAGGTAATACTATAATTACTTCAGCAATTCTCACAACCGCAACATTGACTACTGGTCTAAATACATTTACCATTAAAGAATCTAACGGTGCTACATCGTTAAGTTCCCCAGTAACAATTAGTTTTACAGCAGCAGGAACAGCCAATGATGCAGAAACACTTGCTACAGCAATTAACGGTGCAGGCTTAACCTATGTCGAAGCTGCTATTACCGCAGATAATGAAGTTCAAATTTATCATATCCAAGGCGGTGATATTCGTTTAACTGACGGAACAAAAACTCCTGTTGCAAAACTGTTTACAGCATTTAATATCGACCTTAATACCGGTACACAAAACTTATACGCAGTCGGAACAGGCGCTACAGAAACTTTTGTAGCAACAAACTGGATTCCATTAGCCAATGACGACTTTAGTGCTACTGGTTCAGTTCCTTTAGCAGAACCAGCAGACGGTCAATTATGGTATAACCCAGCATTTGATCAAGTGGACATTATGGTACACAACGGTCGTGTTTGGGTTGGCTATAAGACTTCAACAAGCCCATATTTTGCCTCAGCCGCAGCAGATAAAACTGATCCAAATGGTCCAATAATTGCTGCTAGTCAGCCGTTAACACAAAGTGATGGAACACCATTGAAGAATGGCGATCTATGGATCAGCACAGCAGATTTAGAAAATTTCCCAACTATCTATCGTTATGATGGTTTGAATCTAGAATGGGTGTTAGTTGATAAAACTGATCAAACTACAGAAGACGGTATTCTATTTGCAGATGCACGTTATGGTGCAAGCGGTGCTACCGGCAATACCGCAGCAACAATTAAAGATTTGTTGGCCAGCAACTATGTTGACTTTGATTGTCCAGATCCAAGCCTATATCCAAAAGGCATGTTGCTATGGAATCTACGTAGAAGTGGCGGTAATGTAAAACGCTATGCAAACAGCTACGTTGACACAGCAGCTAAAAACGTTAGATACGAAGCAGTGTATAATGATGCTGGATCAAGCCCAGTAATAGGTGATGGTCAATCATTGTATGCAACTGATCGTTGGATAACAGCTTCTCCAAATGCCGAAGACGGGTCAGGCAGTTTTGGACGTAAAGCTCAACGTGCTCTAGTTGTACAAAAATTAAAGAGCGTTATCGATACAAGTTCAGAGATTCGCGATGAAGAGCGTAGAAACTTTAATCTAATTGCTTGCCCTGGATATCCAGAAGCATACAGCAACTTGATTAACTTGAATTTAGATCGTGGCATGACAGCATTCGTACTAGGTGATACACCTTTACGATTGCCAGCAGATGCAACAAGCCTAACAGCTTGGGGCACAAATGCAAATGGCGCACTAGACAACGGTGATACAGGCATTGTTAGCTATGACGAATATTCAGCAGTATGGTATCCAAACGGATTCACTACAGATTTAGGTGGTGCAAATGCTGTTGTTCCAGCAACACACATGATGTTGCGTACAATTGCTCTAAGTGATCAAGTTTCTTATCCATGGTTTGCACCAGCTGGTACAAGACGTGGTGGTATTACTAATGCTACAGCAGTTGGCTATATTGATGCAGATACAGGTGAATTCCAAAGTATTGCATTGAACGAAGGCCAACGTGATACATTGTATGATCTAAAAGTAAATCCAATTCCATTCTTTGTTGGTGTTGGACTAGTTGCTTATGGTCAAAAGACACGTGGAAGAAATGCTTCAGCATTAGATCGTATTAACGTTGCACGTTTAACTGTATATCTACGCAGTCAGTTGAATAAACTAGCTCGTCCATATATCTTTGAACCAAATGATAAGATTACTAGGGATGAAATTAAAGGCGCTGTTGAAAGTCTAATGATAGAGTTGGTAGGTTTACGTGCTCTATACGACTTTGCAGTTGTCTGCGATGAGTCAAACAACACAAATGCAAGAATCGATCGCAACGAGTTGTGGGTAGATATTGCTATTGAACCAGTAAAAGCAGTTGAATTCATCTACATTCCATTGCGTATTAAGAATACAGGAGAGATTTAAAAATGGCACTAACTTCCTTAAATAGAATTTCGGTTCCTACCTCAAACGGCAATAGCGGCACTGCGCTGCTAATGCCAAAACTAAAATATCGCTTTAGAGTGTTATTGTTAGGTTTCGGAGTTGAGGCCAGTACAGAATTAACAAAGCAAGTTTCTGATGTTACTAGACCAACAGTAACTTTTGAAGAAATGGCAATTGAGATTTACAACTCAAAAGTCAAGCTAGCTGGTAAGCCATCATGGGGTGATGTAACATTGAACCTACGTGATGATGCTAATGGTCAAGTACAAAAAATTGTTGGACAACAAATCCAGAAACAATTTGACTTCATGGAACAGGCTTCTGCACGTTCTGGTATTGATTATAAATTCCAGATGAACATTGAAATGTTAGATGGCGGCAATGGTACATTAGAACCAAACATTCTTGAAAAATGGGAATTGTATGGTTGCTTTGTATCTGAGGCCAACTACGGTGAAGCTAACTATGGCACAAACGAGCCAATGACCGTTGCACTAACTATCAAATGCGATAATGCTGTTCAATTCTCAGGTGCTAACGGCACAGGAGTTGAGCGTGGTATTGGAGCAGTTGTTGGCAGAACAATTGGTGAAACAGTAACAGGTCGCGGTTAATAATAAAACCAAACTTAAAGAACCCGGATTAATCTCCGGGTTTTTTTACGACTAAATAATTATATGTCAAATGTATTCACAAGATTTCTCGGCGGAGTAGGAGATGGACTACTAACGCCTAAGGGCGGCCTAGCTGATTGGCGTCATGCTTCTAGATTGTTCATTGAGAACGGTTATAGGCTCATGCCCCGTAGCAAGTTTATGTTCTATGTAAGATTTGAAATAGATAAAAATATTTTAACTTCATCAACATTTACAAATACTCATGCAGACGAAATTGGCTATCTTATTAAAAGTACAGATCTTCCAAAATACAAGTTTGAAACTGTTACTAAAAATCAATATAATAGAAAGCATATAATTTATAAAAATTTTACCTATGAAAGTATTAGCATGAAATTTCATGATGATACTGCAGGAGTTATAAATGCACTTTGGGCATTGTACATGGGCACATATGTACAAGATCGATTTAACCCAACAACTGCATTCAGTAAAACTAATCTTCAACCAACTGGCACAGGATTTGAAGAGTATAGATATAGTTTAGACAAACAAGGAAAGACTGTAGACTTTTTTAAATCTATTACAATTTACACTATGAGTCGTAGAAGATTTTTAGGATACACGTTAGTCAATCCTAAAATAACTAGTTGGCAACATGGCGATGCAGGTTATTCAAATAATGAATTTAATGAAACAACAATGAGTGTTGACTACGAATCAGTGGTATACTCGTCGGGTACGGTTGCTAGAGATACTCCAAAAGGATTTGCAAACTTATACTACGATAACGTGCCTAGTCCATTGACAGTAGCAGGCGGTGGAACAGCTACGCTTCTAGGCGAAGGCGGGGTGTTAGATGGTTTGGAAAGTAT